CAACTAGCAGAGAAGTTAAAAAGTATTACAAAATTAAACCGTATTGGGAGATAGAACAGGAGGGCGAATGAAAGAATTAGCTAGTTACATACCTTTGACGTTATTCACGATTATGATTTTGGGCGTCATTGTGAAGGATTACATTGATGGGAGGAAGTAGATATGATACCGAAAATTAAGGTTTGGGATAAAGTAACGAAAAGAGTTGCAGAAGTTGATGTTATTTACTTTGAAATGAAATCTGTTTGGATTAGATTTAGGATTTCTGATAAATTGAATCATTTAGACAGCAGAAATTTTGATGAAGTTGAGTTTATAAAGTCCACAGGGTTAAAGGGATATAAGGATAATAATTCAGAAGAAAGTGACGTCTTTAAAGGAGACATCATTGATATATTTTGGGAAGATTATCCAATGGGCTACTATCGAGAAAATCATTTAGTTGGTGAAGTTGATCTAGACGAGACAGGTACAGCATGGATAATTAAAAAAGCAAAATATGACTTTGATACGCCTAGACAAATACCGAATGAAATCAATGGAATATCTGTTTCGACGGGTTCGCCAGATGATGAAGACTTAGAAGAAATATTTTTACACGATTTCAACTTATCTTCAGATGATATTAAAATTTTAGGCAATATTTACGATAATCCAGATCTGATTGAACAGGAGGAAGATGAATAATGGAGAAGTTAACGAAAGATCAAATCGAGGCAACAGGAATTGAAGTTAAAAATCCTATCAAACGGTTACTATGTAAACACAATAAAAAACAACAGTTTTCTACTTCAACAAATAGCATGTTTCATAGTTTGCGAGGAGAACAAAGAGTGATTATCTGTACTGATTGTGGCAAACAGTTAGGTGATTACGTGGCTGAATATGAAGTTAATGGATTCAAATATATTTTTGGAAAAATAAAACGTGAAACAGGAGGGTGAATGAAAGAATTAGCTAGTTACATACCTTTTGCTTTGTTCACCGTATTTATATTGGCGGTAATTGTTAAGGATTACATTAATGGGAGGAAGTAGATATGATACCGAAATTTAGAGCTTACGACAAAATAAACAGTATTACACGATATGTTGATATGATTGATTTTGACACTGAAAATATTAGTGATGGTGGTAATATTTTTGATTTTGACGAAGTCGTCCTCATGCAGTCCACAGGGCTTAAGGATAAGAACGGTGTGGAGATATTTGATGGGGATATTGTAAAAGTCCTCGATTCAGTGCAAGTGAATGAAATAGACAATGGTGGAGCATTTGTAGACGCACATTTCGATGAATTAGACGAAGTGGACTACATTGCGTTTTCAGAAGGTGGTTTTAAGTTAAGCCGAACAGGATTCGATGTGAGTATTTGCGAAGATGTTGAAGAATTTAGGGTCATCGGAAACATATACGATAATCCAGAGCTGTTGGAGGGTGAGTGAATGAAGTCTTATCCAGAAATTTATATATTAGGCAGAATGGTCGATGGTGTGTATGTGGAGTGGGGAGTTGTTTTGTACAGAACATATGATTCAGCTGACCTAGAGGCATTTGGCTTGAATGCAAACAAAGATTTAATTGGTACATGGAAAGTGACTAAATACGGCAGACCAAGGACGGTAGGTGAGTGATATCAGAGCACGGACTAAACAACAAAAAATTATGTTTCTGACAATGGTTAATTTGTCCAACAAGCCTAAATTAACTAAAGATGAACAAGATAAGTTGGATATGCTTAGAAAGCTCTTTATCAAAGAGAAAAAGACCAATGAGATTAATTTTAAGTTGATTGATCCAAACGGTAAGGTTTATAAATTTAGCTCGTATAATGCCGCTAAAGAGCTTTTAGGGATTAACAGTAAAACTATCAAGAATGCGATAGAAAACGTCATGGATAGCGACCACTGCATTATGTTGGGTAGGTTTAAAGGTTGGCGAGCAGTTAGATGAATTGGAGGGTAATTGATTGGGATTAAGTAAAGCACGATTAGCAACGCTTGATGAAGACTTATCTGAATACAGAAAGATTAATACCAAGATTGCACTTCGTAAGTTAGAGATTGAAACACAGGCTAATGATGATGAGAATATCGGTGGTGGTCGTAGTTCTTTCGTTTCACGTAAGCCAGAGAGCTTAGCAGTTAGATTTAGTGAAGATAAGCATATTCAATACTTGGAACAGTTCAAAAAAGACTGTGAGCTATGCTATTCAAAGTTAGAAGATACAGGCAAGACTATTTTTGAGCTAAGATGGATTAACAATGAAAAACTAATGTGGGAAGAAATAGCCGTACAGCTTAATTATTCAAGAGCACAAATTTATCGGAAAAGATATAACATTCTTGAATCTTTCAATGATATTCGCACAAAAAAAGCATGATGAGACTGGAAACGGTTGTAGTCTCATTGAAATTCCTATAAATTTGTATTGTGGTTATTTTGGATAGCAGAATTAGGAGGTGATATTAATGCATCATTACATTACAAAATATCGGGATGGGAATGGCGTAAGAAAAGCCGTTTCATGGTTTCAGTTAAATATTTTTGGCAAGAATTATTGCTTTAACATTAAAGAAATTATGCTATAAAAAAGAGAACCTATTAAGGCTCTCAATTAATGTTACTATTTTCTGAATGATGTTCCGTAGCATTTTGGACACGGTGGTAACGTGTCAGTATACTGATCGAGAGTAACATCTTGACCACATTTGGTACAGTAATATGTACCTTTGCCTGGTTTTTCACCTGTTGAATAAGCCATTATAATCATCTCCTTTCAAAAATGATTATACTACTAAGATTATAAAAAAATACACAATAAATAATAATTTCATATTATTATTTTGTCGTAGTGGCGGAATAGGTAGACGTACACAAATCATTCACGTGGGAATAATATGTACAGGGATTGTCTTAAGACACAATACTAGCATATTTAGAATGGCTCTATGCGAGGTGCAAATCCTTGCCTACGACTTATGTTGATATGAGATAGGCGCATATCACTTTCGATTAGTTTTTACTAATTCGTAAGAAAGCCTAGGCGCTTCTCAGCCTTAAGCGAGAGATAACTATGTTGTGTTTGCGGTAATCACTGAAACCGTATGTCAGTAAAGCGTTACATATATTGCAGTATATGTATAATTTTTTATAAGTGCTAGATATTCTCTAGTGCTTTTTTATTTATTTAATTTACTGTCTATATCATTTACGATTCTAATTTGTAACTCAGAATTGATTGATTCGCGTAATTCGTCAGATATTGAATTAGTAAGTTTAGCAACTTGTTTTGCTAAATCGTCTTGATTCTTGAATGATAAAGTGTGTCGTTCAGTTTCAAAGTTATCAATAGCACTTGCTGCAGATTGTTTAATTAGTTTATGAAGGTTGATTGATACTGTATTCATAGTCAGTCTCCTTTTATTATTTTTTATTTAATTATAACGCCAATTGAAGAATATTGGTCTTTTTATTTTACAAAACAAACACAGATTAGTGGAGGTCACCTTTTTAGGTAGCCTTTTTTATTTGGGATAAATGAAAGGAGAAAACATGAACCAACGTTTAAGAACGGATTTTATATATAACTTGCATTTATTAAACGTAGTCAAGTGCGAAAAAGATACGTTACAAATGCCAATTATTAAAGCGATACAAGAATATCCAGACGAACTAATTGGTTTTAATTATGTCAAAAGCAATCAAGATTATTTTAAAGGTATTCATTTTTATTTAGATGATTATCAGTTTGACCGTGTTTGGAATCAACCAGAAAAATATTTAGAAATGATAAGAAAGTTCTATTTTGCATTTACCCCCGACTTCAGTTTGTATAAAGATATGCCCAAGCCATTACAAATATATAATGTGTATCGCAGCAGATTGTTAGGGGCATTTTGGCAAGAAAGAGGAATCAATGTTATTCCTACACTTTCGTGGAGCGATGAAGAAAGTTTTGATTTTTGTTTCAAAGGAATAGAACAAGGTGGAGTAGTTACAGTAAGTACGGTGGGGATTGTGAGAAATGCTGAAGCCAAAAAGATGTGGATACAAGGGATGGAGCACATGATAAAGTGTGTACGACCTAAAACTATTCTAATTTACGGAAAACCCATTGAATTTAATTATAAAGACATTGAAGTTATTTATTACGACAACACAAACACTAAAGGAGATGGTCGAATTGGGAGGTAGAGGATCTTCAAGCGCAAGTAGTAGAAGTTTTTCAACAGGAGATAAAGGTGCAGATAAAATTATTTCTGATGCATTAAAAAAATATTCTGGGGTTAAATCAGATACTAATTTATTAAGAGAACGATTGGCTAAAAAAGTATTATCTGATTCTAATGGCAATCCTCTATCTTTTTTTAAAGAGCAAGCTAGAATTTTAGTTGAAAGAAATAATCGAAACTTAAGAGATATTGCAAATTTTAAAAAAGATATTGCCCATAGAGAAAAACAGATAAAAAAAGAAGAGCAGTTGCTTAAAAGTTACTCTAAAGAAACTAGGTTAACCACTAGTGTAAGAGGCGAGAAAATTACCACTAACTCCAAACGTTATGAAACGCAGGCGAAAAAAGTTAGTATGCTAAACAGATCTTTACTAAATGCCCATAGAGAATATGGGGCGAAACAAAAATCCGTTAAGAATTTTTCCGAAAATTTCAAGAAAGAAATTGACAGTCGGGCGAAGAAAGCTATGATTGCTGAAGATTATAAAAGGCGCAAGAAGAGATAGGAAGCGAGGTGAATAGGCATGAAGATGACTGAGAAGCAAAAAAAGTTTTGTGATTATTTTATTGAAACAGGTAATGCGACTAAGTCTGCTATATTTGCTGGTTATAGTCAAAAGACAGCGAAACAGATAGGACAGCAAAACTTGACAAAACTTGACCTTAAAACTTATATTGATGAGCGTCTGAGGCAGTTAGAAGATGAGCGTATTGCGGATGCGGATGAGGTGCTGAAATTTTTGACTTCTGTAATGCGTGGAGAAGTCACAGAACCAGTATCGATTCTTGACGGCGAAGGTCATCAAAAAGTAGTAGATTTGAAACCAAGTGTTCAAACAAGAAGAACTGCTGCCGTTGATTTAGGGAAACGCTTTGCGCTGTTCACTGATAAGACGGAATTATCTGTTGTTGAACCGCCTACTTTCGTTGATGATTTGAGTGATTTAGATGACAGTTAAAAAATTATCTGAATTAATTCCTAAGGCTTTTTATATGACCTGGAGAGCTGCACTGAATTCAAGTATTTTGAACATTGTTGAAAAAGGTGGTCGGGGTTCTGGTAAGTCATCAGACATAGCACATATCATTATTCAATTAATTATGAGATATCCTATTAATGCAGTCGCAATTAGACATGTAGATAATACAATTGAACTCTCAGTTTTTGAACAAATAAAATGGGCGATTGAGCAGCAAGGTGTTGGTCAATATTTTAGAATTAATAAGTCACCTATGCGTGTAACTTACACTCCTCGTGGTAATTATATTACTTTCAGAGGTGCACAAAACCCCGAACGCATTAAGTCATTGAAAGATTCTAAATTTCCATTCACAATAGCATGGATTGAAGAACTAGCAGAATTTAAAACTGAAGAAGATGTTACAACCATCACTAACTCGCTTTTGCGTGGAGAACTGGCAGATGGCCTCTTTTATAAATTTTTTTATTCTTATAATCCACCAAAGCGAAGACAGTCTTGGGTTAATAAAAAGTACGAAACTTCATTTCAAGCTGATAATACGTTCGTACATCATACAACATATCTAGATAATCCCTTTATTTCTAAAGCTTTTATCAATGAAGCAGAATCAACTAAAGAACGAAATGAGCGTCGTTATGATTGGGAGTATATGGGTAAAGCAATAGGGTCTGGAGTTGTACCATTTGACAATCTTAAGGTTGAAAAAGGTTGTATTACTGATGATATGGTTACTAACTTTGATAATATTCGTAATGCTGTCGATTTTGGATATGCTACTGATCCACTGGCTTTTGTACGTTGGCATTATGATAAAAAATACAATGGTATCTATGCGATTGATGAACTTTACGGCCAAAAAATCAGCAATAGAGAATTAGCCAAATGGTTGCATAAAAGAGGATATACAGATGAACCAATTAAAGCAGACTCCGCAGAGCCTAAATCGATTGCTGAATTAAAAAATGAACATAATATATCGAAAGTTAAAGGCGTGAAAAAAGGTCCAGATTCAGTCGAATATGGCGAGCAATGGCTTGATGATTTAGACTTTATTTGCATTGATCCATTACGAACGCCAAAGATTGCTTGGGAGTTTGAAAATATTGACTACCAAGTAGATAGAGATGGCAATCCGAAACCTAGATTAGAAGATAAGGATAATCATTCTATTGACGCTACACGATATGCTTTTTCGGATGATATGAAAACAAAATCTGAAGCAACAATTACCAAACGACCAGATTGGATGAATTAAAGGATGTGATAAAAACATGGCAATTGCAATTGATAGAGAACTTGCTGGAGATATAAACAAACCCAGTTATGATGTGATCAATTTTTGTATTGAAGAACACAGAAAAGAAATACCAAGATTACAAATGTTGTTCGACTACTATGAGGGTAAACCACATAAAATTAATCAAATGCCTAAAACCTCACCACATGATCGTGATGAGGTGTTTGTTAATAATGCGAAGTATGTTACGGATATGATGATTGGTTTTACTGTTGGTGCACCAATCTCATATACTGCAGCTAAAGATAAAAATATTGAACCAATCACTCAAGCGTTAGATGCAATGCGTATTAAGAAGCATGATAAAGAATTGGAAAAAGGGTTATCAACTATGGGAATTGGCCTTGAACTGCATTATTTAGCAGTTAAACCAGGTACCGAGGACAATGTTGTTCCTGAAACTGTTCCAAAAATCGCATGGATTGATCCAAGAGGAATGTTTTTAGTAGTTGATGATACAGTGGAGCGTACTAAACTTTTTGCGGTAAGGGTTATTAAGAAACGTGATTTAAAACGTAAAATTTTCTGGAATATTGTCGTATATACTAAGAAAGGCACAATTACTTATGTTTCTAAAACAATCAAATTAAGCGATGATAACTTGATGAGTAGTCCAAAATTTAAAGCACATTATTACGGTGATGTCCCTGTTGTTGAATTCCGAAACAATGAAGAAAAACAAGGCGACTACGAACAGAATCTATCTCAAATTGATGGCTATAACGTCCTCCAAACAGATAGAATTCAGGATAAAAAGAATTTTGTTAAAGCAATTATGATTCTATATGGCTTTACATTACCTGATAAAAAACCAAGTGATATCAATGGGAGTATGGTTGTTGAAGCACCATCGAAAGAAGAGGGAGCAACTGCTGAGTATGTGACTAATACATTTACTGAATCAGAAGTTCAGACTTTAGCTGATTCATTACTTGGAGATTTTCATAAAACAACGTATGTACCTAATCTCAACGATGAACAATTTGCTGGTAACATTTCTGGTGAGGCGATGAAATATAAGTTATTTGGGTTATTACTCATTCTTTCAATTAAAATTGGTTATCTTGAAGATGGTATTATTCATCGATTACAGTTATTACAAAACATATTGAATGTTAAAGGTCAGAATGTCGATGCTGAAGGTACCGTTATTAAGTTTAAGCCAAATTTACCAATCAATCGTGCTGATATCATTCAGCAAATAAGGGATTCGCAAGAGTTTATTCCATTGTTGGTTAGCTTAGGATGGCTTGATGACATTGATAATCCTCAAGAGGTTATTGATATGTTGAATAATCAAAAAGAAGAACAATTGAAATTAACTCAAAAAGCTCTTGGTGACTTAGGAAATAGCCATTCTGATATTGACGAGCCACCGAAAGACGACGAGGACGGTGATAAAGATGATAAAAGCAACGTTTCAAAAGAAAAATAATCAGATAGTTGCTTATAAAGTAACTGGACACGCAAGGTATGCTGATGTTGGTCAAGATATTGTATGCGCAGGTGTTTCATCGTTATATATCACGATTACGAATCAATTATTAAGTCGTAAATTAGCATATAGATTTGTTGAAGATGAATCAATTAAAGTAGGCGGGTCGGAAATAGGTCAGTTATTAGCTGAGGCTCTGTATGATGGCATTACTGATATTTCATGTAATTATCCTGATAATGTTGTAGTGATCATAGGAGGATTGGAAAATGAAATCTAAAAAAATTGAAGAAATGACAACTGATCAATTTCAACAATGGCTTGAGCTTGGTAAAGCTAATGATATTATTGACGCTACGTTAAACGAAACATTAAGAGGAATAAATAACATGGTTATGCTTGTTAGGCAAGGTTATCTAGAAGCAATCAATCAAGGATTCAGCGAAAATCAGGCTTTGAAGATAGCAATAGCTCTTGTAAAACAATAAGGTTGTGATTACATGGCAAAAAAAAGTCGTAAACTATCTTATTGGGAGCAACGGTCAGTCAATCAAGATATTACTGTTCATAAAAACTTAGACGCCAAAGAAAAAGTGATTACCAATGCTTATCTTAAGGCACAAGAATATCTGACAACCGAAGTTAAAAAGCTTTATAACAGATACTTAAATAAAACTGATAAGACTGAAGCTGAAATTAAGCAAATTCTTAACACCAAAGTACCTACTGAAAATCTTATTGAATTAAAAACATTAGCTAAGTCAGTTAAAGATAAAGAACTTAAGAAAAAAGTTCAAGATTATCTAAATGGTTTAGCAGTTAAATCAAGAATAACGAGACTGGAAGACTTGAAAGCTAAGTCTTTTTTAGTTTCCAAGCAAATTGCTGATGTTCAATTAAGGACTTCAACGGATTTCTATATCGATGTGATTAATGATGCATATAACCAAGCAGCAACTGAGGGCATTATTGGAAATAGTGACAAAAAAATTACTGAGTCAATTCCTGAGAGTAAATTTCCAAATTATGCAATGCGTGATGGCAAACCAGTAATTGAAATTACTGACTCCAAAACTCAAACAGTTACTAAAACAATACCGATTGAGCCTGAAAAACCTATTGTTGAATTCAAAGAATTATCTACAAAATATGTTAATAACATTCTTGATGGCCATTGGGAGGGTTCGAATTATTCTAAGCGTATATGGCATGATACAGATTTACTCGCTAAACGATTAGAAGTATTATTCGCTACTGAAGCAATGACTGGAATGTCTGAACAGGATATGGCTAAAGCATTATCTAACGAGTTTCAAACCTCTATCGGTGTTGCAAGGCGCTTAGTTCGCACCGAAGCAAATTATGTCGCAGGCCAAGCTAAATTAAAGGGTTGGCAAGAACATGGCGTTGATGAATATAAGCTTGTTGTCGTATTAGACTTGCGTACTTCAAGTATTTGTCAGAAAAAGAGCAACGAAAATCTTATATATAAGGTGTCTGAGGCAGCCGTTAATGGTGCAGAGGGGAATTATCCGCCATTCCACCCTTGGTGTCGTACAGTTGCTATTGCGTACTTTGGAGAGCGCTCATTACAAGGAAATAGAACTGCTATTGACCCAATCACTGGCAAGCAATTCAAGATTAAGATGTCTGATACATACAGAGAATGGGAAAATATATTGATTGAAAAACACGGTAAGAAAGATTTGACTGAGTTTAAACGTAAATTGAGAGCAGCATAATGAAAGGATGATTCTTATGATTCTACGATTTTTGTTAGTATGTTTAGCATTTCCATTGATTTCATTTTCGTTAGCTTTAACGTTGATTATTTTTAAATCAACGGTTGATACGATTAACGGCAAAAAGAAAAAGCCACCTGATAGTGGAGTAGGTGAAAGGAAGTGATCCCGATATCTCGTTAGCTGTCGATAAAGCTAATAAATTCATAGGAGTAATAATTATGGATAATATTGAAAATCAAGAATTTGCAACATTTCGTGAACTTCGAGATTTTTTGAATCAATTATCAGATACAGAATTAGATAATAAAATCGGTAATGCTGTCGGTGGTGGCGAATTAGGGTTTACAAAAGCCAAACAATCAGACGAGAATGTAATTTATATCTTTTAGGAGGAATTATGAAAGCACGTAAGAAACCAGTAGTTGTTGATGCAGTAAAGTTCGAAGGGTTTCACTCTTTTACAGGTCAGGCGATTTTCAGTGATAGACCCGAGTGGCTTACAGAAGCATTCGGCAATAAAGTTATATTTTTTGGTAAACCAAATACTCTAACAATTTATACACTAGAAGGAAATATGACCGCGAATGTGGGTGATTATATTATTAAGGGTGTTAATGGAGAATTCTACCCATGTAAACCTGATATCTTTGAACAAACGTATGAAATTGTAGAAGGAGAATAAAATGAAAAAGGAAAAATCTTTAATCATTTGGTTAAAAGAAGGTCAAACACTTAAATTTGAAAAGGTTGAAAAACTTGAAAATAATGATAATGAGTTGAAATTTGATTACTTCGGCGTTGCTACTCAAGTAAAAAGAAATGCTGTATTTAATCAAATTAATATTTCTGGATTCGCGTTGGAGGAATAAAAAATGAAAACAAAAGAATTAGAAGAAAAGTACGAAGAATTACTTGAACTTTTACCACAAGATGATTTTTCAAAAGCAGGAACACCACCGAATTGGGTTGTGGATGCGGTGAATAAAAATATATTGCTGAAACAAGATACACAAGATGATGTTCAAAATATTATCAATCACTGTGAAACGTTTGATGAGATAGTTGAAGAATTACAAGAATACTTTGATATCAAGTCGTAGCGATACGGCTTTTTGTTATTTATTTATAACTATCACTCTGCTATGATTTAGTGGAGGAGATGAAAATAATGACGCAAAATGAAATTTTCGAAGTAGAAGAAATTAAAGAAAGTAAGTATGCAGAAAGTAAATTTAAAATAAACAGACCTAATATGGTAATACTATTGTTGATACTACTTTTGGCTTCACTGGCAATGAATATAACACAAGTAGTGAATCAAATAGGCTTATCTAAATTTGTCAATATAGTTTTTATTAATAATGATGAAAAACTTGAATGGGCAGGAATTACTTCAGTAGTCGCAATAATATCTTTGGTAAGCACCATAATTATTACCGTACGAAAAAATAGACAAGACTTGGTTTCTAAGTCGCGTATTGAGTGGTTACAGGTAAATAAAAAGATTATGGCTCAGTACCTTAAAGATGTTAATTACTATCCTTATTTTTTTCAAAAAATCAAAATATTACTTGAAGAGAATAATACATTAACTTTTGAAATAGAGTTGGAAGATTTACAGAAAAAAATTCAGGAAAATCATTATTTATTGTTAATGAATCTTAGCGATAATCCGGATAATAAACAAATAAATACTTGTATTACAGATTGTGTTAAATGGATAAATAATATGGAAACTAGATATAACTTACAAAAGAATCATTTTAAATATACAAATGAGCCGGTAACTAATTTGTTAAAGGTTTCTAGAGATTATTATAAACGTGAATGGGATAAAGCTAAACAAGGAAAATAATTAGTTAGCCCATTAATTACTTGGGGCTATATAAATTAAGTGAATATCAATCACAACGTGTGAGGGTTCAAAACTAAATAATAAAACTGTAAGACTTGTGTCTGGGCGTATGCGTGGATGGGGGTCTTTTTATTATGCGGTCAGAATGTTCATGGGTATAGGAGGAAAAACAATGAAATTAACAAAATTATGTGACAACGAATTGATTAAATTGAACTTACAACTTTTTACAGATGGTGACGGCGGAGACGGCACTGGAACTGATGGTGGAAATCCAGATGGAGATGGCTCAGGTGGTGGCGAAGACAACCCAATTTCTTTTGCCAGTCAATCTGAATTTGATTCAGTAGTTGATAAACGTATTACTAAAGCTATTGAAACTGCTCAATCTAAATGGCAAACAGAATCAGAAAAGCGTATTGCTGAAGCTAAAAGTGAAGGTGAAAAACTTGCCAAAATGAATGAAGAACAGCGTTCAGCATTAGAAAAACAACAACAAGATGAAGCACTTGCACAACGTGAAGCTGATATTACTCGACGTGAACTACGTGCACAATCTTTAGAACAATTAGCTGAAAAGGAATTACCAAAGGAATTAATTGATGTTGTTGTATTAACAGATGCTGAAGCCTGTAACAAATCTATTGAAGGCATCGAAAAAGCTTTTCGTTCTGCCGTTGAAACTGCTGTTAATAAACGATTAGCAGCTTCTGCTGAGAATCCTGCAGGAAGTGGTAATAGTTCAGATAAGGAATCAAAAGGTAGTCAATATGCAAAACAAGCAAATAGTCGTTCTGAAGTCAAAACTGACTTATGGAATAAAAATTAATTAGGAGGAAGTAAATATGTTTGTAAAACCAAAGAAAACAGTTGAACAAATTAACTTTTTAGCGAGTGCTAAATATCAAAATTTCACTTACCAAGCCGAAAAATCATTTAAAGCAGGTGAGGTATACCCAGCAAATGATGCAACGGCTGTCGGAATTGTATTCAATGATGTAAACGTTGATTCTGAAACAGGGCCACAACCAGTAGCAATTACGGTTGAGGGATACGTCTTAAAAGATCGTTTGCCAGCAGAGCCAAGTGCCGAAGCAATATCAGCATTAAAAGAAATTAAATTTAGATAAATTGGAGGAAAAAAGAATGACAAACAAATTAAAAATGAACCTTCAAAAATATGCGGGTTCAACAATTTTAGACTTATTTAGTCAAAATGAAGTATTGAATTATGTTAGAAATCGGGAATATGCGCCACTACTTGGTGAAACTCTTTTCCCAGAACGGAAAACACCATCATTAAAATTTGATCAGTTATCTGGTGGCAGTCGTATTCCAATTGCTGCTTCAATTCACGATTTCGATACAGAAGCGGAAATTGGTAGCCGCATTGCTAACAAGCAAGAGTTAGAACTTAGCTTGATTAAGCGCAAGATTCAACTAAAAGAAGTTGATATTATCGCTTTAGAAAGTCCACGCACTCAAGCTGAACAAGATTATTTAATCGGTCGTGTTTATAATGATGTTGACCAATTAATCGCTGGTGTTCGTGCTCGTATTGAAGCAATGCGTATGGAAGTTTTAGCTTCTGGTGAAGTATCAGTTAATGAAAATGGTCTTAACTTTACACTTGATTATCATGTCCCCGATGCACACAAAGAAGCATTATCTGGTACGAGTGTTTGGACTAACGAAGCTTCTAATCCTTTGGAGGATTTAGAGCGTTGGATTGATGCCTTGGATACAAAACCAACACGCGCATTAACTTCTCGTAAAATTTATCGTGCCTTAGCTAGTCATCCTAAGATTATTTCAGCAATCTTTGGTAAAGATTCAGGACGTGTTGTTTCTCAAGCGGACATGGATGCTTTTATGGAAACTCACGGTTATCCAGTGATTCGTACTTATGATGAAAAATACAAAGTACAACTTGCGAATGGTGCTTATGCAACTAAGAAATACTTCCCAGAAAATAAATTTGCAATGTTTAATGATGATTTACTAGGGGAAACGTTATATGGTCCTACTGCTGAAGAAACTCGTTTAACGCGTGATCCATCTGTTGATACTTCGATGGTTGGCAATGTGCTAGCAACAGTTTACGAAGAAAGCAAAGATCCAGTTGGTACTTGGACTAAAGCGGTCGCAACTGCATTACCATCATTTGCTGCAGCTGATGAAGTATTCCAAGCACAACCAATCGCATAATAGGAGGTTAGATTATGTTAAAAGTTAAAGTTATTGGCATCCCTGTTTTTCATAATGGTAAACGTTATGTTAAGAATGATGAATTAGAAATTGAAGACACTCAAGCAAATGAATCTTTGTTTGAAGTATTAGAAAAAATTGAAGATGATCCGTTCAAAGGCGTAAGAGTTGATTCGATTGTTAAAGTGTTGAAAGCTGCAGAAGTTGAAATTCCAGAAAGTGCAGATCGTGATGCATTAATTCAGCTGATGAAAGATAATGGATTAACATTGTAAGGTGGTGTCAGGCTTATGGAACAAATAAACAAAAACGCTCTAGATAAGCTACAAAAACAACTAGAGCGTAAATTGAGTATTACTGATGAAACAGAAAAACAAATACTGACAGATGATTTAAACGATGCCTTGTCTGATGTACTTGATTATTGTAATCGCGATTTACTTGTTGGCAATATGATCAATAGCGTCAAAGATTTGTATATCGTTAGATATAACCAAGAGGGGAATGAGGGAGAGACGTCACGCTCAGAAGGCGGTGTCTCTCAAACTTTTGAAACTGGTATCCCTAAGAAAATTCGTATTAAGCTAAATCGTTATCGTGTAGCTGGACTGAGGTCACTGTTATGAGATTAAGAAATAATGATTTAACTACGGTTTATTTGAGACGTGTTGACGCCGAAAACACTCAAGATGATGAAGGTAATGACATCATCAATTATTTAAAAGCCATTGAATTAAAAATGAATGTCCAGTCTGCAAGTGGCTCTGTAAATGCTCAAATATACGGTTCTAAGTTATCTAGTATGAAATCGTGTAAATATCAAGGCAACGAGTTAAAAGAGGGCAGGGACGAAAACTGTGGGGTCTGTGTGTACGTTAGTAAAGATAGCACGCCAGATTACAAAATTTCATCAATTCAAACCTTCTCAACTCATATCAATGTCATGCTTGAAAGGAATGATGATATTGGGCGTTGAAATAAAAGGTATGGATAAATTAAGACGCAAAGTAAATGCATTACCAAAAGTCTTGAACGATTCAATGTGGAGTGCGACTTATGAAATCACTGAATTAATTAGAAGTGCTGCAGAACTAAGACTAGCATCTAGTATGAAATATTCAAGTGGCGAGCTTTTAGGAAGTCTCAAAAATGATGTTGTTCTTAATTCTGAAAATAATATTGTTGGGTATGTTTGGACTGATAAGAAACAAGGAGTCTTTCGAGAATTAGGAACTGGACCTAATGGTGAAGCCAGTACAAAAGAATTACCAGAAGGATTTACACCAGTATACACAACAAGAACTTGGTTTATTCCTGTGTCTGAAGTAGCTGTTGACTTAAACGCAGTTTATGGCATACCAAAGATTACAATTCAAGGACAGGACTTTTATATGACTAGAGGACAACCCGCTCGACCATTCTTATATCCATCATTTAAAGAAGTGATGGAACAAGCTGAGGAAATCTATAAGGAACATGTTCAAAAAGGATTAAGGGGGTTGAAGTGACTACTAAAATTAATATGAAGTCAGTAACGGTTGAAGCACTAAAAACTGTAAGTGAGATTAAAAAAGTTTCACCCGATTACCCGACTATTTGGGCTGATTTTCCAACAGCAATTTATCGAACAATGGATAAGCCACATGAAGTTGATTCTAAAGGTAATGAATTGCAAACGTATTGGACTATTACGATTGAAATTTATAGTGTGGCTAGTTTGACTTCCATCACAACTCAAGTTTTAGAAGTTTTCAGTGGTATTGGATTCATTGGAACAAAAAAAGATGCCAATACCGCAAGCTTAAAAAGAGTAATTATTGAATTGTCAGGAATTGTTGATAATGTTACTAAATTTGTTTATACAAAATAGGAGGAAATTAATAATGAAAAAAAATTTAAAAATGGATTTGCAAAAATTTGCTGATTTTGCTGGCCTTTTATCTAAAGGGACTGCTTTAACATACAAAGATGGTGAGACGGTTAAAGAGATTGCTGCAGTGAAATCTATTCCAGCAATTGGTTCAGATCCTGAAAAAGTTGACGTGACACATTTGAAGAGTGATAAAAAAGCATATATCAAAGGTATTCAAGATACTGACAACTTGGAATTTGCAATTATCTATCAAGGTGATAATTTCAAGGATGTTCATACATTGGTAGAAGCAAATAAATCCGTTGAATGGACAATAACATATCCTGATGGTTTGAAAGTAGTATTTACTGGAGAGCCATCATATAAATTTGATGGTGTAGAAGTTAATGCCGCTGTTGGATTTAATCTTGTTATTGTTGTTTCAGATGGCCCAACTGTAACGCCAGCAGCTTAACGGTTATTGACTAGTCTTTATGACTAGTCTTTTTATTTATTTAAAAATATGGAGGAAATTAATAATGACAAAAGACAACGTTGTTAAATTACCAAGCGCAAAGCAATTTCAGTTCGGTAGTCTAAATCTGCAATTACGATTGGATGGTAAATCAATCATTTCGATTGAAAAACGATTAGATGAATCATTAATGGGCTTATTTCTAAATGGTCAAGGCGGTATGAAGCTACCAGCAACCAATAAACTATTAATTGTATTACAAGGTGCCAATCAAACATCACGTGTACGAGATGAAGATTTGGTAAAAGCCTTTGGTGAATATATTGATGCTGGTAATACCACAATGGATTTATTTACAACTATTCAAGAATTACTTGAGGAAAATGGTTTTTTCGGAAAGAAAACGGAGATTACCAAGACAAGTGGGGAATCTCTGGACAACGAAATGACAGAAGAAAACGAACTTCTGTAAAACAATACCAAACATTAACCCAGTTGCTTGAGGCGATGTATCCTCAAGCTGTAGAAACTGGTATTCCTGCCAAAGATTATTGGAATATGAGTTTCGATGAAATTTTAGTTCAGGTATCATCAAATCACAAACGTAGACAAGAAGAACTTAGAGAAAAGGCTCTTTTTGATTACTCTCAACAACGATTAGCTATTTTTGCATTTAATGATCCTAAAAAGTTTCCAAAATTTGAGGATGCATATCCATTTTTGAATCAGATTAAACAGGAAGTAGAACAAGCTGTATCTGATGATGATAAAAGAAAACAGGAAATGCTTAAGGATCAAGAGATCTTGATGAAAAATGCAATGGCTATAAATGAAACTCGAAAAAGAAAAAATAAATAAAAAGAAAGAAAGGTAGGTGAGAAAAATGGAATTAGAAACACTTGAGGTCTTACTTGAAGTCAATACTGCTCGTATTCAGGAATCAATTGATAGAGTAATGCCTAATATTGAAGCGATGATGTCACGTATTGAAAATGTTACTGGTAAGTCAATGCGAAATACTGAAAACCACTTGGATATTGAAAAAGGAACAAGCCAATTTACTAAACAAGTGGAAAAGATGAACCAAAACTTTGAAAAAATGTTGAGTAATATTGAAAATGTAAGCAAAAAATCATCTGAAAACATTGGTAACAATTTTTCTACTGGCGTTAGAAAAGCACGTCCAAAAGTTTCAAAAGAAATTGATGCGATGGTCAATGAGATTAATGCCAAAATGGGACAAGCCAAAGCTGCACAAGAGAAAGTTGCATACTTGAAATCTCAACGACAAGATTCTTCTGCTAAAGGAGATAAGGGAAAGACTGTTAAATATGATGAACAGATTGCACGTGCTCAAGCTTCTATGATTAAATATCAAGATCAAGCTAAAGGACTTGCGCAATCACTTAAAAATGAATTCGATGCAGTACCAAATTCACTTAATAATATTGCTAGAGCTATGGACTCAAACGAAGCTAAGTTTAATACCATGCGTAAAAATGTGAAAGATCTTGAATCGAAGTATCAAAGTCAATTAAAACCAGTCGGTAGTTTTACAAAAGGTTTTAAAAATACTGACACACCTGATTCATTAAAGACTGCTCAAAAGATTCAAGTTCAATCTGACAAGATGCAGAAACTTGCCTCTAGCAATGATACGCTTCAAAAAGAATATGCACAAACAGAAGCACGCGCAGAAGCTCTTAGGAAAGCCCTAGGACGAATTAATTCAACTTTGGGTCAATCATCAATGGCAACTGGTTCAGCAATCAATGGCGCTAGCATGACAGGGTCAGGGTTTAAACAATCTGAAAGAGCTGTTTCTAAGTACGGTGGCGTGTTCAGCCGAATGTCCAACTCTATTTCTCATGGCTTTGGTGGAATTGGTAATGGTTTAAAAAATTCACTTGGATTTATTGGAAAGTTTGGAAGTCTATTTTCTAGTACATCCAA